ATTGAGTTCTATTGCGGATTCAAGCATGACTTCTTGCATATTGGTAAAGTAATTCTTACCCAACATCTTTCGTGCTAGCTCCCTTGCTCTTTTCCGTTTTGCTTCTTCTTTTTTATGACGTACAGAAAACCTTTGATCACTGTAGTCGTAGATTGGATTTTTAACTCCCATTGTTTTTACTCCTAAAGTTATATTTTCTTGGTGGCTTTAGACCATTCATGTTTTGACGAGCATAGACCTGTGCTATTCCTTTGCGTATCTGGTTCATAGCATGATCGTAGGCTCGTCGTTTCTCGTCGGTATCTCGAAGACCGTTATCTTTGTATTGATGTAGAAACATCTGTAAATAAAACAAAGACTTTTGATTCATCTCTAAGGGATAGAGTCTTCCGTTTCTACCGTATCTCATTTGCTTTTAATGGCTTTTTCTAACCTAATAAGCTTATCTTCTTTCTTTACCTCTTGTGATTGAGGGATGAACCACGGAACACGGATCCACCCATGCTCTTCTAATAGTCTTTTTGCTATGTGATCGAATTTATAGTTCATTTCTGTTTCTCCTTTTCTTCTTTAACGACTGTCCGTTCGATAAATTTAAGAGCAGGCATTACGATATGTTCGTGTTCAATGCCCATTCTTTCCGCCAAATCCACTAATGTATGAATGCTTATCGGATAAGGCAATCTTGCTACAAAGGAATCCTCTTTGATTTCTCTTTTAGGACGCTTCTTTTTGAACTCTAAGATTTTTTCCATTTGTCTATTATCATTTCTCCTGTTGAATCATCAAGATAAATAATCCAACCATTTATTTCTATATAACAGCTCTCTTCTGATCTTACGTCTATTTTCATCTTTCTCTCCTATTCTGCGGGACTAAACAATTCTGGGTAAGTAAATTGACTCTTCTCCTCTTCGTTATTAAAAACTACATTGACGTGGTGGTCTATATTCTTTTTGATGTAGTCTTGCATTGAGGATAAGATCCTCTCTTTACTACCGATAAAGGTGCAGGAATATTCCTTACCTTCATTTGTCTTAACGTTAATTGTTATGTCCATGCTTTCTATGGGAGAATATACAGGAATAGTGAACCATGGTCAATGGAAAAGTAAAATGTAAAGGAGGGAATCATTGTGATTGCGAAAGGATAAACAATCACGAACCACTGACCATGGAGAGAATAGTTTACTATAAGAGAACCATACACACAAAATAAAAATAAAAAAAAAAATAATCTCAAAATTCATTCTCTCCATTCTCTCACCCTATTTTATATAGTAAATTCAATAAGTTATTACAAATATTTCATTCTCTCAATGATTCTTCAAGAGAACAACTTATTCTCTTTAACCATAGACAGAGGCAAGGAAATCAAATGTTGTTTACTTTTTTAGTATTATTTGTATAGAATGTTCCTTATAAGGAGTTAACTATGAAATTAAGACAACCTGGAGATCCTGTTGTGCTAACCAAAGAATTAGCTGAAATGAGAGACGGGCTTACAGGGAAACAAGCCTCTTTTGCTGAACACTACGTTGCTCAAGAGAATAGAAAAACAGCAAGAGAATGTGCTATTTTAGCTGGCTATCCTGAGAAATCTGCTAGAGCTAAAGCTTCTCAACTTCAAAACCCTAAGTTATTTCCTAAAGTTCATGCTTACATAAGAGCACTACAAGAGGATTTATGGAACAAATATAAAATATCTCCTGCTACTCATATGAGAAGGCTACATGAATTAGGTTTGAGAGCCGAAAATCCTAGTGCAGATGATGTTGCTCAATATGATATGAAGCCTGATTTAAAAACTGCTTTAATGGCAGAAATTAGTAGAGGTAAAGCTGCTGGATTTTATGATAAGAAAGATAAGGTTAAGGATAAAACTATTGACAATCTGTCTTTGGAAGAGGTGACGGATCTGTTAGACAAGATGAGAAAGAACGTTATCATTGATCAAAGTCCCAGTGGTGTGGAGGAAAATGGATCTCAGGCAATACAAAGCGACGATCAGTCAGAACAAAGCGATCAACAAATTTCTTGAAGAAGGGTATTTTGTTTTTGTCAATACATGTGAGCAAGGGCCAATAGATATTGTTGTTGTCAATCCTAGTAATGGAAGATCTCATTTCTTTGATATCAAAACTTCCAACGGAAGTAGAATTATAAATGGCAAGTCGGTTGGCGGTGCGGGAAACAAACTCAAACCAAAACAAAAAGAGCTCGGTGTTCGACTCTGCCTTGTCGAAGGAGACGAAGTACGCATTGTTGAAAAAAGAGAAACAATCACAAAGAGGTTTAAAAAAAAGAATGTCCACCCCTTCCGTAAAGCGAGGAAGGGAATCAACTTTTTGGAAGAACGTTAAAGATATAACTCCAAACATTCATTGGACTAGAATTGAAACATACGGGACACCTGGACTTCCCGATCTTTTGGGCGTGTTCCTGCATGAGCCTAAGAATATTTCTTTTTGGTGTGAGCTGAAGATTGCAAAAGGTCATCAATTATTACTTTCACCTTTCCAAATATCTTGGAATGTAAAAAGGTTTTCATTGTGTCAAGACAATTTCATTATGGCTAAGATTCCTGAAACAAGAGAAGTGTGCTTGTGGTCGGGATCGCTTGTGCGTGAGCTTGTGACTAACTATAAAGAAGTCGAGCCATTGTTTAAGCTATCGCAACCTTACAAAGATTCACTTGAGCCTAGTATTAGAAAAGTTTTATCTAAGATTTAAAACTTGCTTCCCTTCCAAACATTAAATTGACCGATTATAAATATGAAAGCACTGTCCTTATCATTTTCAATTTTCTTATAATAAGTTTCTTTTATCCATTTAAATTTTGAATCGTTATGCACCAATTCATAAAATAAATCTAATTTATCTGCTTCATTCATTATTCTTCCTCACTTTCCATTTGTTCATAGTCTAAATCAACTCCCCAACTTTCTGCTAAGTCTTTGAATACTTCGTTGTCTTTCATCATGTCTTTTAACTCAGCTAGAGTTTTTGGTAAGCTCCAACTTTTTTCCTCTGCGTTTGTTTCATATCTACCAATGAAAGCGCAACCACCTTCATAGTAATCACATTGAATTTCAAAACCCTTCTGTTCTAATTCAGCAAGAGCTTCTATTGGTGGCGACCAAGCTGTTTGACAATCAAAAGTAATTCCATTTTTACCCGTATGTAAATCCTCTTTTTCAAGAACTTCAATATTCCATTTAGTCCCCCAATTTTGAACTCGCCAATCCCACCAACTGTCTTTTCTAATGGTAGGTTTGTTTTCTCTTGCTATTGCTTTTTCTTCTTCCGTTTCTGCAAATTGTTCTCTTATTTCTGGGTGAGTTCGAGCCACGGGTGTAGTCTTGTAATCTGGCTCTGGTTTACAGTATGTGAAAAACAAACTTTCGATTGTATCCTCACTTTTTTTTGTTGTTAATGAATTAATCACTTCATTTAATTTTGCACTGTCCTTGTGTTCGATAGTTATTGTATTGTTGCACCAATTAGGCATTTTTATTCCTCGCTTTCTTCTTCATAATGAATTTCAGATAGTTCTATTTCCTTTTGCCAATTTAAATTAAAATGATCGCAGTAATGTCTTAAATCTGCTATCACATCAGCAACTCTAGGATAAGTATTATCTTGATCTTCCTCATGCTTGTCCTCGTCTAACAATAAAAGTTTTTTTACTTTTAAGGCTCTGTCTTTATTAGTTATCATAATATTACCTCTTAATATTCTGTTGTTATAGTTAGTTTATATAAAATCCCATACACAATGTCAATGCCCTTGTGCGTGTTCTTGTGCCTGTGCTTGTGCATGAGACTTTCGCTTGTGCTTGTGCCTGTCCTAAATTAATTTAATTTAATTTTCCCGAAAAAAAATTTATTAGTCATAAAATATTACTGCCAGAGCTATCCTCCAGCAGTAATAAAATATTATTTTTCCCAGCTCTCACCCCGTAGGCTCAATTTTAATATGTTTAAAAGAATATGATTTATAAAAATCATAATCATCAAATAAATCTAATTGTGTTACTTGATCCATTTCATTTTTTCCTTTTCTACTATCTTATTTTTTCCGTTTTAAGAGCCATACAGATATATTGAAAATATTTCTAGTATGATCTATCACTAGGATTTAACCCATAAAGATAGTCAATAACCCTATTTAAAGAGTTATTGAATATCATTATTTAAGATATTTTCTTTTTGTATCTATCAACAAGATTATAAATCGGACTCATATCCTCACTATAAAAGCAATCATCAACAAAATCATAAACGGATTGATCCCCTAGATTTTTGATATCGTGATCAGATAAGAAATCGATTTGATTATTTGCTAGAGAATTTTCTAAAAAATGTCCCCCATAATAATTAAAATCATTATCTATTCTGTAGCTGATAGTTTTTGAGATATTCCAATAATCATTACTGAACCAATTCGCGCCCTGATAGTTTCCTAAATCCTCATTAATAATAATGAATTTTTCGGATTTACTATCTAAAAATAACATCTTGTCATTTTCAATATGGCTATCTAGTTCAGATTGATAACTACTGTTTAAAATCAAATTAGGATTTTTTCGTAGTACCGCTTTTAGATAGTGTTCGTTAAAATGCCAAGTATCCGAATAATTTTTGTTAATTAATGGAATTGGCAATCTTGGTCCATTATGCATCATACCTATAATTCGATCATTAGACTTATAACTGATAAAAGGATGACAATTTTTTTTGTTTGTTGCTCCCTCAGTTGTAAATCTAAAGTGTAGGGCAAGATTATTCTTGGCGTTTGATTTATGAATATTAAAAAAGTTTTTTAATTCACCGAAGTTTTTTGGAGTGAACTTATCAGCAATAAATTTATTACTTTTATTAATATACATAACCCCAAAGCCGTCCGAGTTTCTTTTGTACGCAGTTTCTAAATCATCATACTTTAATGATTTAGGATCATTAGCTAAAATAATTAAACACATCTTTTTAATTCTCGCTTTCTTGTTGTATTAGTTCTTGGTTGTTTGATTTGAAATCCTCAACAATGTTTTTAAAATCATTGTATCTTGATTTAAAGTCTTCAATATATTCTAAATGGCTAAAATAATTTTTTTGATCTAGCCATAATAATAAATTGACATAATCTTTTGACGGATTATTTAACAGATAATCAAAATAATCTGTAAAATCAATTTCACTATAACTATTTAAAATAAATTGATTGATACTATGTACTAGTTCTAAATTTCTAAAAAATGAAATTTGTTTTAGATTTGATCTAAAAATACGAACTTCAATTGTACTAGCATTATTAAAATTAATAGCGCGGTATTTCCCATTATCACCGTCGGTAAAAATATCACTATTCATGTTTATATCATTGTAAAATCTAGCGTAATTATTTTCTTCTCGCCCTGCTATATCGATTAAAAATGATCTGTTTTTTTGATTATGATAAAAACAGTTTAATCGTGCCATTTGATCCTCATTAAACGCGTTTCTTGTCATGTGAATATGATAACCGCAATTATTACCATGATATCCCCTACACTTACTGTTTAAATCCATTTTAAAAAAGTCGTTCCAAAATAAATTTTTATGGTAATTAAAATCCGCGTTAGTGGATACCAATTCAAAGCCTTGATCTTGGTCGAGTGATCCGTCGCGTTTACATACAATTAAAGTTTCATCTTTATTAATTGCGCCTTCAATATCCGCAACCACATCATACCTATCATAATCACTTCTTACTTCTAATTCTAATTCTATTCCGTAGCGTAAATCTGAATTACCCAAGTTTAAAAGCGGTATTCTGTAATTATAAGCGTATAAATTGCCCTGTTCTTCTTCTTCTTCATCATAAGAGCAATCACAAGGATTATCGTGTGGTTGATACTCATCACAATGATCACAATAAAAAAAGTGATCATCTCTACATGATCTACAATAATGATCATTATCAATATAATCAGTTCTATCCATATGATTTATTTCCTCACATGATGAACAATGAACATAATTTTCATTATAAGCGTTTTCACTTATTGTTTCCCCCTGATCATTAAAATAAAGATCACCCCATTTATCGAAACAAATTTCATTATATTCATGACACCAAAAAATTGAAAAGTCTTGGTCTTCAAGTTTTTTGGATAGTATTTTAATTAAGGCTTTTTCCTTATTGTGAATATTTGTTTCACTGTAGAAAAACGCCTCCAACCGTTGCGACTTTTTTAAAAAGGCAACGTTTCTATTTGAAAAGAATAATTTGAAATAATTTTCCTTTTCATTTTTATTAATATTATCATTAGATAAAATATTAATAAGTTGTTTTATATTTATATTCATTAGTTTATTTTCCTTTTCTGAATATTCTTATTTCTAATCATAATATATAGAAAAACCCATATAAATAAATAAACATTTATAAAAAATTATAAGTTTATCCATATTAATAAAACCTATTGAATTAATTAACTTTCTTTAATATTTGCGCCTTTTCTTAACTTGCCAAAGGCTATCGAATAAAGAGTAAATAAAATTTGATATTAATCACTTCTTTTTTCTTGTTTTAAGAGCCATACAAGGCGTTTTAAAATAATCCGTGTGTGATTAATCATCTATATAAAAACCCATAACGAAGAACGTTCGTCCGTGGTCCGTTGTTATTGGTCCGCGGATCATTAACCACGATCAAAGGATCAGGGCGCAAATAATATTTTTCGGAACATAAAACAAATGTAATAGAATATTACTATTCGCGGTCGTTTTTTGCTTCGG